CATTGACGGCAATCTCGTTTATCGACGGTAAAAAAATACCAGCGCCTCATGTGAAAGGCAGCCAAATCCCGGAGCCGGAAACTTGCGCAACGCCCACGACGGCGATCGCGGCGGCGCGGCCGCTAAAGCCATTGGTGCTTATCGCCGCGGCGAGCGCAGCGGTGCGCTTGTCCACATTGCCGATCATGAAAAGCGTTCCGCCACCATTGTTGAAGGTTGCGATGTTGGTAAACCCAAGGGGCGTCTTAGGCGGAGATAAACTTTGAGCCGAACCGCATATTGAGAGCAGCAACGTACCGACCGGCGCATTCACCGTGCCGGTTACACCCTCGCCGGAGCCGGACGGTACCGCCGCGGTCGCCGGCAGTCCGGTCGAGCCGCCGGTGAGGAACGGCGTGACCGTGCTCGCAAAAGCGACACCGAAAGCGACAATCGCGCCATCGTCCAAGTTCACGTTCGTCGTAACCGTGACCACCTCGGCGGCGAGCTGCGCTATGAGGGGCGCCCACCACCATTCGACGGTGGTATTAGAGAGATTGACACCGCCATTGTTGACCGTGGCCGCGCGCGTGAAGACGAGGCCCGAGACCGATGACACACTCGTTATCGAGACAGGGCCCGTGTTGAGCTCGATAGAGATGCCGATCATCAATATGCCGGAGTCAGTCGTCGAGACCGTCACCGTCGAGGAGGATGATCCCGACCACGTTTGATTGACTGCGGGCGTCCCATCGACGCTAGGCGCCGGAGCGCTCGGCGACTGGACGTACCCCACGCAGGGAACCGATGAGTTATCGAAATAAAGATCGCCGTTGTTGTGCAGCGTGCTCGCCGGCCCGTTTCCAAAATAGGTGGTTACGCCACCTCCGCCGCCGCCCGACACAGAGACGCCCGCGACACCGCTGCCGAGGTTTGAAACGGTCGCGCCTGTGAATGCGAGCGCGACAGCGGGATTGACGGTCGTAGCTCCATCGGTCACAGCGATCGAGCCGCCGCCGCCCGGCGTCTGATACGACACGCCGAGAGCCGCGGTTGAGTCAGCGGTGAGGACCTGGCCGTTGGTACCGACGGGCACGCGGTTTGCGGCGGTGTCGAACCCTACTAGATCGCCCTTCGTGGTGACGGGAAGCGCTCCGCCGCCGCCCCCTCCGCCTCCGTCGGCCAGGCGCAATGGTTGGTCCTGCGTTGTCGGCGCGGCCAATCCTCGCAGGCGGCTCAATATGCTAGGCATTTACGCCCAGACCACGACGCGCAGAGAATTCAGCGCTGGCGGCGTCGTGAATCCGCCGATCGTCACATTGTTGGCATCGGTGTGCGCGATATCGACGATCACCTCATCCCATGGCGTCGAGGCGCGATAGACGGTGACTTGAACGTCCCGGGTGTTGAGCGCGTGATTGATCGTATAGCTCACGCTCGCCCCATCGCCGAAATTGGCCGCAAACTTCGCGACTCCGAGCAGCGCCGCGATCTGCGTGAGCGTGTATTTCACATTCGCCCCGCCCTGCAGGCCTACGAGCAGATCGGCGAGCGCCGGCGCCGAGGCCGCGGTAAAGCCGGAGAATTTTATGGTCATAGGTTACTCACTGAAAATATCTACGCTGGATTCGTCATCGATCTGCACGCCCGTCTCATCGACGATGCCCTGCGAACCGTTCGTGAACGTGACCGGGATTGCCCAATGCTCGAGGCTGGTCAGCCCATCGCGCATCGATTCGAGCTCTATCGACAGCGCCGCGCTTGCCGTGGCGTTTAAGAGCTGAGAGGTCCCGGTGATTCCGGTATACGTGGCGAGCAGAGTCGGGCCGGCCGTGTCGATAAGGCGGATGGTGTATGTGGTACCTGGCTCCGGAGTGACGGTCCCCATGGTTTGATCGACCATGGTGTCGGCCTGCGTGAGGCGGTTGCGCTCGACCCAGGAGAGCGTAAACGGACCGGTCGGCGGCGCCGCGCTGTCAAACCGCGTGCCGTTGATCTTAGGAGCCGCCGGCGGAAAGGGGAGCATCGCGCGGCCGACCAGCGTGACCGGGATATCCACCCCCAGGGAGATATCTAGCTGGCCGAGCGGCGCATTCGGGAGCGGCTTGTTATGCACCGTCTCGCCAGTGACATAGGCGATCGCATCGGTCCCGATCCGCCCGTCGATGAAGTACACGACGACGCCGGCCGTGTGCTTGCTGGCGATCGTATCCACGCAGCCGCGCGCGATGGTGCAGACCCCGGTCGAGGTGTTGAGCGCCGTGACATTGACGATCTCAGACTCCGCACCGTCGACGATGTAAGCCGCGATCGGCAGCGTCGTAATCGAGCCGATCACATCGATCATGGTGTTGAGCGTCATCGACGTTGCGAACGCCGTGATATTGCCGGCCAGCAGCCCAGTCGGCGCAAAGGTGTCGGTCGAATGCTGCACAAAGGCGGCCCCACCTACCTCGGTGTTGAGCGCATAGTTTTGACACAAGCTATCGGGGCGCCCGACGAGCACTCCGTCATAGGCGCTAGGTGCCTTAAGTGCGATCGCAAGCGCCGCGCCTGCCATTTTGTACAGCGAGCGGAAGTCGAGCTCATAGGCTTGGAAGAGGACCGGTGCGATTGGGTTGTTATTGGGCGGCGCCCATCCGGTGATCTGCGGCGCGACATAGGTGTCAGCCGGCATGGAGTACACATCCTCGACGATGGTCAAGGATATCGCGCCTGCGAGCAGAGTGCCGGTGTCGACCTCGCCCACACGCATCACCACGGAATTGAGCCCGATCGCCGGGAAATTCAAAACGAACAGGCCGCCCGGCACCAGAAGGTAAGCGGACCGCTTCATTTTGAGCTGCAGCTTCTTTAGCGGCACGGTCGAGCCCATGAGCTCGCGCTGACACACTCGAGCGGCAAGATCCGGCGTTGCGATCCCGGTAAATTCCTTGTAGTCGGGAATCACGACGCCCTGGCTTTGGATGCTGCCTAAGGCCTGCAGGGCGACGGACTGCGTCTGTTTGGCAATCGGGTCGTAGTATTTGACCCACATCTCATTCACCGAGCTGGTGAGCGTCGAATCCGCCTTATCGGTGACCTCGATCACATCCGCCGCGGTGAACACGGGCAGCGTCGAGACATCATAGCCGCCGCGAATGAGGGTGTATTGAAACAGGCCTGTCGTCGGGGAGGTAACGAGCACGCCGGCCGTGTAGTCCATGATCTTTTGGAGGAACGAATCGATCGTGTCCTGGCGATTCCACAGAAGGCAGATCCCGAAGCCTTCATCGAAAAGCGCCTGTGCTGTCGCAGTGAAAACCGCATCGTCGATCGCCGAGCTCGGATAGCCCATGCCCCAATCCGGATTCGTCAAAACCTCATAGACGATATGCGCGGGGTTCATTCCGATCACGCCGCTCGATAGCGTTACGGCGCCCTTGGTCGGATTCCATGGCGCATCGTTAAACCAGCCCTTAAGAGCGCGCCGAAAGCGAAAGCTCCATGGCTTTGGGTACGGGTTATTACAGCCGACCTGGCCGCCCTCAAAGACGACGCCAAGAATGCCGCGATATCCAGGCTGTGGATCGCCTTGCTGCGCGCGAAGGTACGCGTTTACGCCCTGCGTCGGCTCGCCCATCATGATATCGGCGACGCCGGTGATCCCGCCCTCTTTGAGCGAACCGCCGAAGAGATTCGGGCTATTGATCGTGATTTGCCCGCTCACCGTTTGAGATCCGCTCCAGGCCGTGCGATCGCCGGCGCGGATCTCCAGGAACTCATCGACGGGCCCGTGCGCTAGACCAAAATGCAGGCCGAGCGTGTAGACGTAGACGAGCGGTTGCTGGCTTTTACCGCCCACTGCGATCGCTCCTCTCGCGCGCAAGGCGCACAAGGTTTAAAGCGAATTGATCTCCCGTCGCCTCGAACTGCTCTGCAGGGATTCCCTCACGCAGGAATTTCATCAGATCAAAGCTGTGCTGCTTGAACCAGACGCGAGTCCCTGACCCGCAGTAGCCGGCGCGGCGCACATCCTCGATCGTGACGCGGACCTTAATCATTGCACGCCAAAGGAAGCGGGGCCGGCCGGCGGTCCCGTGTTGCCGTTTGATCCTAGATCGCCATACCAAAGTATGTTCGAGTCATCGACCCACACCTCACCGAATGCGACGGAGACCGGCTTTCCGATCTCGATCGTCGGGACCGAGACATCCGAGAGCGTGTCGGGCGGTGGTGTCTTTGGCTTTGGCGTCAGCGCGTATTGCAGGATCGCGGCGACTACCAGGATTGCGAGTTGTACCCACATCGATTCAATCTCCTCAATAAATCGGGTTGCCGGTTAGCGGATTCACCGTCGGGATATAGGGCTGGCCGCCGTAATTGAGCATGTTGCCCACCGCCGGATCCCCGCCAGGGGGATTCAAAGCGATGCACGCGGTCGTCGTGTGATCGCAGCCCGGGAAAGCATTGAGCGCGAGTCTCGGCACCAGGTCCGGAGACCCATAGGCAATCGTGAGCACGTCCCCTGCGATCGAATTGATTGAGCGGCGCTCAAGATACCCGCGGCCTGAGTCCCACTCGATATAACCGCCGGGGAATTTCTGGCCGGCCGGCAATGCCGATCCGATTCCGGAGCACGTGACGGCCGTCTTTGCTATCGAGGCGATCGAGGTAGGGACGACGAAATTGACCGGGTTTAAGGCGCAGCTGCCGGGCGCATACAGCACGTGCGCGCAATTGAGTTGAAACCGCCGCCGCAGGCCGACCGCTTTGACGC